AATATCTAGAATATTTATATGACAAATCTCATTCAACAGTTTAGTACTCTTAAAAGTAATTTTGACCAAAAACAGGGCCAACTACAAGCCTTTCGTAGCCGATTAGAAACTTGTAATGGTCAGATTAGTGAACTAGAACAAAAAGAAGATCTTTCTGTAAAGACCTCGCTATTCCTTCAGAGTTTGAGTGACGTTACAAGAGTGCAGGTTCTTGATAAGATATCAGGAATTGTGACCGAGGCATTGCAGACAGTTAAAGATAAGAACCTTGAGTTTAGAATGAATCTAACGACGGAGCGTAACGCTGCGGATTTGAAAATGGTCATCTTCGACAAAGTTACCGGACAAGAGTATGATGTTCTTGAATCAATGGGAGGTGGAATAGCAGATCTAGTGAGTATAAGTCTAAGATTAGCATTGCTTTGCAAATGGCAACCCAGCGTTTCCAGAGTCCTAATATTAGATGAAGCAGGAAAGCACATTAGCGTAAAAGATCAAGAACAGTTGGCAGATTTTATAAGTAAGCTTAGTAAGCTTCTAAATGTACAGTTCGTGTGGGTAACTCATAGTGATGTATTAAGTAGATCAGCAGATAAGGTGTTTGAGGTAACAAAGAGTAATGGTATATCTAAGGTGGAAGTTAAACATGGTTTGTGATGCTGATTGTACCTGTGGAATAAATACATTTGTTATTTTATGAATCCAAAAAAATTTAATGAAGATGCCACTTTGCGGGGGGCTTGGCGACGTGTGTTCGCCAGAAGTCCTATTGTAAGGGAAGTATTGGCTTCGGGACGAAGAACTGTTCCTCGTTTGAATAAAGATGGCTCTAGACATAAAGTAGATTCTGTTCAATATAGTTGTCAAGTATGTTTGACCTGGGCACCAGCCAAATTGATTTCTGTGGATCATGTAGTGCCAGTCATCGACATAGAAAATGTATCTGGAAAGGTGCAGGATTGGAACGAGTTTAAACGTAGGCTTTTTTGTGATAAAAAAAACTTGCAAAGAATCTGTGATGATTGCCATAACAAAAAGACTCAAGAAGAGCGTTCTAAGAGACAAATTTTAAAAGATGGAGTTGCATTAAGCAATTTAGATATTAATATCCAAAGCGCAGCAACTTTTGAAGAACTTAAAGCTTTTAAGAAACAAGTAAGTAAGTTCTTGACTAAAAAGAAAGCACCTGAAATAAAAGATCGTGCAATGAAACTTAAGCAAATTCTTATAAATAAAATAACGAAAGAGGACTGACATGAAAACATTATTTAAAAAAGCTGTAGCTGCATTAGTTGTTATTTTTGTAGGAGTTTCTGTATTCGCTATTTCTGACGATGCTACTTATGCTGGGTATAGTGTTAATAGTATTATTTTTAAAACTATTGAATTATTTTTATATAAAGACTTACTAAAAGAAGATTCGAAGACTTTTGATGCTTGGGCAAAATATCAAAATGAAGCTAATAGACAGGAAGGAGATAACATGTTGCCTGTATTTCCTTTTTTTGACTTTGAAAATTCTTTTATAAATTATTGTCTTGATAAAAATCTTATTACTTTAGCTCAAGCTAACATTGCTATAGATAGATCAAAACATTCGGGAGGATTAGAGCTTAATGGATATAATTTAGTTTTTCTTCATGCAGGAATTTTGTGGTCTCTTATTGAGAATAAGAAAATAACACTTAAGGAAGCACAAAATTTATTGGATTCTTGCTTAGTGAAAAAATAATGTTATTTGGATTTTTATCGCAGTTGTTTTTTGCTATCTGTCTGATACCACAGCCTTATTTTTGTCTTAAAAATAAGACAGTAAAGAATGTATCTGTAGGAATGTGGTTTTTGCAAGGAATGGGATATATTGGTGGTTTATTTTATGGAATTTCGATTAAGCAAATTCCTTTGATTTTGGGTGGAACTTGGGGATTGATTTGGAGTAGTATTTTCTTCTATGCTTATTTCAAATACAAGGATAAAAATTAATGTATCGTTTAAGTGATGATTTAGCAAAACTTATTTTACAGAAAATGAGAATCCCTAAAATTCACACTGAAGGAGAAAGGAAAGATTTATATACCCCTGTAGATTATAGGGGGATTGGTGTAGCCGATCCTCTCTGCGCCGTAGGAACTGAATTCGATTATACGCTTGAATGTCCCATGCCAATCATCTATCCAGAACTTCCTCATATTCCAGCTTCAGTTAAGGGATTCTTTCTTTATAAAAGAATTGAACTCATGCAGCCCATGGAACCTTGGCTGATAACTCGTGCCCTCATCGATCCCACAACGACAGACTATGAAGAAAAAATTGACGTTCGAGAATGCAGTATAATTTTAGCTAGTGATATAGATAAGCTTACTTGTAAAACAATTGGTACACTTGAAAAGCTTATTGAAGTAGAACCATTGATTATAGATAGTTTGAATTTGGATAAGAAATGAAAATTGAATATGACATGAGATGTACTGATTGTGACCATTGTGCATTTAAACATTGGTATAGTGACAATGGTAAGTTGTGGTCTGGAGAATGTCAAAGTTGTGTATACATGGATGAGATAGCTTTTCCGTATTTAATATGTCATCAGTTTAAATATAATAATCTTTCTTATCTTGAGTGTATGTATGATAGAAAAAAAGAGGAAAAAGTAAATGAACGACTTCGAGCGTAAAGCACTGAAAGGCATTCCAGCAGAAATATTATCTTCTATTTCCAAAGAAGTGAATGATGGAATTGAAGGCAGTACGCCACTGGAAGCGATTATGAAAGCTCGTCAGAAAATGGTTGAATCAGTTAAGCCCGTAACCCCAGAGGTTACACAACCTAAGAAAACAAAGATTGTTACAATAGATAATACGGCTATCGAAGTTCCTCTAGATCAGTATCAGGCTTTTTACAGTATGGTAGCCTACTATTTTGCCACTTTAGGCTATAAAGATAAGAAGATTAATAAGATACTTAAGGCTTTTAATTTTAGTTTTAGAGATGCAAACGGGGAGCTTCTATATCCTGTTGAGAAGAAAAAGAAATGATTTGTAGAAGATGCAATCATCCCCCTATTGATCATCGAGATTTATATCCCATTTTAGAATCTCATTCAGGGATTTTTAATAGGACTTTAGAAGCAATATTTGGTAAATGCATTTTATGTAAACCTTGTTGTGATTGTAAGAAATTTATGAAAGATAACCTTGAATATTTGGAATATTTATATGATAGGAAAAAGAAATGATTCATCCTTCTCAAAATTATGTATTTGGAGGAAAAATGGGTGTAGCGAAATGCCTTTTTGAGAATGAAGAAATTGAAGTTTCAAACTATGCAATAGATGTAGAAAAAGGAACACTTTATTTTAGTGTAAACTACTGTGGATGTGCTTGGGCAGGAACAAATTTACAATATCTGGAATATCAATATGACAAACGAATGTCGAATTAAATTTGCTGAAGCTGAAGAAGTTGGTTTAATGCCTGGAACGTATTCACGTAATGATTTGTCTCCTACGCAATTATATTTAGTTGAACAAGTATGGGGAATTAGAATGTATTCTAATGATACATTTAAATTTACTTGGGATAATCTTTCTTATTTAGAATACCTATATGACAAAAAGCAAAAGTAAAATACCTTGTAAATGTGGCCATAGTAGAATAAATCATTTGATTTTACCACAGGATATCATATATGTACCTTGTGCTGTATGGACTTGTGAATGTGAAGATTATAAACCAGACAATTTGAAATACTTAGAAAATGAATATGAACAAAAATCTAGATAGTATTTGTATGTGTGGGCATTTAAAGTCTAAACATAAAGCTTTGTGTATTGAATCACATCAGGTTGATAGGATGGGTAAATATATTTATTATTGTAGCAGTACTAACGGATTCTTTAATCCTGTAAGATGCTATTGCAATAATTTTAAATTAGATAATCTTAGGTATTTAGAACAACTATATGAATCAAGATCTTCAAGATAAAACATTAGACTTGTGCAATGCAGATTGTACTAAATGCGCCTTGAGCGAACTTCGTCCTACGCAAGTGGTTAATGGAGTTGGTCCATTAGATGCCAAAGTAATGATAGTAGGTGAAGCTCCTGGACCTGATGAAGATATAAAAGGTGAACCTTTTATAGGTCGAGCTGGCAAAAAGCTTGATAGTTTATTGGCACGAGTGGGTATTCATAGGTCTCAATTACGAATTACAAATGCAACGAGATGCTTTCCTCGACTTAAAACGGTTGAAGGTTTTAGGGCACCAGATTGGGAAGAGATGAAAAAATGTCTTCCGTATCTTGATCAAGAAGTAGCTTTTGTAAAGCCAAATGTAATAGTGCCAGTTGGAAATGTTGCTTTACGTGCTTTGTTAGAAGATAAGAAAGCCTCTATAGGAGATTACAGAGGTCGTGAAATTTGGAGTGTAAAGTATAATTGTAAAATTATGCCTACCTATCATCCCAGTGCTGTCATGCGAAACCCTACGCTTGAAGAAACTGTTGTACAGGATTTTAAACGAATTTGGGAATCTTCACAATACAAAGAAATGACTTCACAACAAGAAGGTAACTATATTATCATAGATACCATAGAAAAGTTTGATGCTTTCTATGAGAGAATAAGTCAAGTGAAAGAATTTTCGTATGATATCGAATCTAGCGGTTTTAATTGGCAAAAAGATCATGTCATGTGCGTTTCATTTAGCTGGAAAAAAGGCACAGCCGTAGTATTGCCAATTACTAAATGGATTGGCATTGAAAAAGAAAAGGTAGAACTTAAAGATAAAAAAGTAAGACGAAAAGGAATTACGGAAGTAAAACAAGTTGAAGTAGTCACAAAATATATTGAAGATACCTATCAACCTTGGTGGGGTGAAAAGCAATCTTATATCATGATGAATTTAATGTCTATCATGACATCTGATATTTCTCGTATAGCCCAGAATGGAAAGTTTGATGATAAGTTCTTTTTGCAAAAAGGTTGGAAACTTCAACCCCTAGCTTATGATACTCTTCTTATGCATTATCTTCTTCATGAAACAGCTAAAGGTCAACATGGTTTAAAAGATATGGCCCTCCAGTATACACAAATGGGAGAATATGACAGAGAACTTGAAGAATGGTTTGATGCAAATGGAATGTCAGCAGATAAAAATAGAAACTACGCTCATGTTCCAGAATCTATTTTATATAAATATTCTGCAATGGATGCTGATGTTACTTTTCAACTGAAACAAATATTCCTGCCTTTAATTGAACAAGAAGGCATGTTAGATTTATTAGAGCGACTTGTGATGCCCCTTAATTATACTCTTACGATTACTGAGTTTGAGGGGTATAAAATAGACAGAGTACAACTTAATAAAGTGAAAAATGAGCTTCAAATGGAAATGGCTGCAAAAGAAAAAGAAATCAAAGATCTTATTTTAAAAGCAGGTATTACCAATGAAGTAGATTTAGATTCACCAAAACAATTAGTAAAGTTATTTTTTGAAGATTTGAAATTGCCTATTGTTAAACAAACAAAAAAAGGTGCCCCCTGTACAGATGAAGAAGCAATGACACTCCTTAAAGATAAACATGAAATTCCTATGAAGATTGTAGAATATCGTGGTATAGCAAAACTCTTAAGAACCTATGTAATTGGTATCGAAGAAAAGTTAGATGATAATGATCGGTTACATACAAGTTTTTATCAAGACGGGACCGAAAGCGGAAGGTTATCTTGTGTCCCATTAAATTCTGAAATTTTAACTAGAAAGGGTTGGAAAACTTATGACAAGCTTAATATTGGTGAAGAGGTTATGGGTTTTGATATTCAATTAAATTCCTATAGATGGACAAAACTTTTAGAGGTTAATAAAGGTAAAGATATCGTAGGATTGATCAAAACTAATAAAGGACACGCAAAGCCACAAGGGGTTTTATGTACAAGCAATCACAAATGGATAGGAATTTCTGAAAAATTAGTTGGATTTGCCGAAGCAAAAGGTTTTCCTCGAAGAACCAATTTATTACTTCAACCCCGATCTGAAATGCCCACTATAGAAAAATCTATATTGACACCTGATGAAGCAGCATTATTTGGCTGGTATTTAACTGATGGTTTTAAAACGGGTAAGAAACATTATGGGCTTGGAATTAATCTTATTAAATTTAGAAGTCGTAAAATATTAGAAGAATTACTATTAAATATCTCCCATACAAAATCAATATATAATCGTCCAAACTATGGTCATCACAAGATACATGCCTATCATATTAGTTCTAAAATTTTCGACGAAATTTATTGTAAGGCCAAATCTTATAGCCCCGCAGAATTTATATTGCTTTTATCTACAAAAGCACGAAAGGCAATGTTTGCTGCTATGCTAGAAGCAGATGGGTCAATGAGAACTGGTGCGAAACGTTACGATAGATTTGGAGCTTTAGAATCTTTCGAAAAGAAAACAAAAGAATATTTTGAAGTATTATCTTTGTCTCTTGGGCAACCTTTTACATTTAGAAAAACTCCTGCTCAGCATAGGAAAGATTTTAATAGGAGAGCTTTTATTAACTATCAATTAATTGCCAATATTCCCTTATATGCAGATAAGAATCATAAATGGAAACCTATTGAAGAAATGGATGTATGGTGTCCACAAACAGAATGTGGAACTTGGGTAATGAGGCAAGGACATCATGTAGTAGTTACAGGTAATAGTAGAGATCCAAATTTACAGAACATTGTGAAGGATAAACGAATTAAGGATATGTTCGTTGTTGATGAGGGGAATGTCCTTGTAGAGGCTGATGAAGCACAAGGAGAGTTTAGATTATGGGGAGCTTATTCAAAAGATCCCCAGCTTCTTAAAGATTTACTTGATAATTTAGATATCCATAGAAATACCGCAGCAATGGCTAATAAAATTACTATTGAACAAGCAACGGATGATCAACGTCAAAAAGCAAAATCTATCGTCTTTGGTCTAATGTTCGGAGAAGGTGTAGAAGATCTTTCTAAGAAGCATGATGTTACAATTGAATATGCACAACTCATTAAAGACACCTTTTTTAGACGTTACCCTGTTGCTAAACAATGGCGTTATGATAATGTTAAACGTGGTAAAAGAGATGGGTATGTAACATCATTTTTTGGCCGTCGAAGACATCTTCCAGGAATTAATAGTGAAGATAACAAAGTGTCTTTTCCTGATCAACAGGCTGCTGTGAACAGTCCTATTCAAGGATGCCTATCAGATTACACAGCTAATGCAGGTAATAGGATTTTAATTAAATTTAAAGAATTAGGATTTCATGGAAAAACATTAAATTTAGTTCATGATGCTATTTATATGGAAATTCCCAAAGTTGAACTTGAAGAATCCCTGAAGATTATGAAAGAAGAAATGGAAAGAAGAATTTTAGGTATTGAAGTTCCTATGGTTGCTGAGTTCAAGATTGGAAAAAAGTGGGGAGAGTTAAAATCAGTAAAAAGCATCAATCCAATTGTTTATAAAGAAGAGAAAAAACCAGTAAACAACAATACTCAAAATGTTGTCGAAAATACAATAAAATAGGGTATAATAGAAATATGGATAATAAGTGGGATAAACGATTTTTAGAACTTGCTAAGCTTGTAGCTGGATGGTCGAAAGACCCCAGTACAAAGACTGGAGCCGTTATTGTTAGGCCAGATAAGTCTGTTCTCTCTTTGGGCTTTAATGGTTTTCCAAAAGGAATGGAAGATAACCCTAAATGGTATGAGAATAGGGAATCCAAATATTCACGTATCTTACACGCAGAAATTAATGCCTTAGTATTTTCTAAAAATTCTTTAGAAGGATGCACCATTTATACTTGGCCTTTGGGACCTTGTGATCGTTGTGTAGTGCAATTATTACAAGCAGGTATAAATAGGTTTGTATTTCCCAACCTTCCAAAAAGATTATGGAGACGTTGGGGGAAAGTTATTAGTAAAACGAAAGAATATATACAAGATGCACATGCTTCATACACGGAGATATAAGATAAATAAGGAGAATCACATTGAGAGCTAACGAATATCAGAGGTGGACACGAGAAACCGCTATCTACCCTAAGAATGAATCTGTCATGTATACAGCTTTGGGATTAGCGGGGGAAGTAGGAGAAGTGGCCAATGTAGTTAAAAAGATTCTTCGGGATGATAATGGTATAGTGACAGAAGAAAAACAAGAGAAACTTAAATCAGAACTTGGAGACGTGTGCTGGTATTTGGCTCGTCTAACTGATGAATTGGGACTTGAGCTAGAAGATATTTTAGATGCCAATGTGTTTAAGCTGATGGATAGAAAGAATCGTAATCAATTACAGGGTAGTGGAGATAATAGATAATGAATGAAAGTAATAAATTTAAAATTTTTGTAGATGATAATAGGGAAATTCCAGAGGAATGGTTTGGGGCTAGAACAGTTTCTGATACTATTCAATTTTTGCATAAATTTTCTCCTATTGCTGAGATAAGTTTAGACTATGACATCTTATTTCCTCAACATGGTATTGATCGTTACTCAATGTATTCCTCTGAAAATTTTTCAGGAGTAGCTTATTATATTGCACTTCAGCCAGAAGAGTTAAAACCTAAGAAGATTAGGATTCATTCTTCAAATACAGGTGCGTCTATGCAGATGTGTAATATTATGGGTTTAGATTTTAATACAACGTACAAGTTATTTGATTCAAAGGATTATAAATAATGCTAATAAGTGGATTTTACGACACCGATTATAATCATATGAATAGTTTAGAAATACTTTGTAAATGTTGTTGTCATGGGTATTTGCGTCCTTTTACTCATGAATGTTGTGATTATACAAATGAAGAAGGCATTACTTTAAGATATGCACAACCCGTTTATATACAAAAGGAACACTAGTGTTTGATTGGTTTAACAAAGTAAATACAAGGGTCTACCTTGGACAACAGATGACGGGAATTCGTCATGACCTTATTTATAGGCGCAATTTTTATTGTACTAAAGTTATGGAGAAGCATGGAATTATGGTACTTTCCCCCGTTACTGCTGAAGGTGTTAAGCCCAATAAGAAAAAATTAAATCAACCTTCTCAAGAACAACTTACTATGTTTTGGAAAAAAGATAAATGGTTAATTCGCCATAGCCATGTACTTTTGGATATTACTGGGCCTTCTAAATCACAGGGTTTGCTTCATGAGATTGGATATGCACGTTATCACCTATTTAAACCAATAGTTAGAATTATGAAAGTACAAGGACCTTCCGTCGCTATTGAAGAAGACGATCTTCTTGTTAAATCAGTTGAAGAAGCAGCTAAACTTATTGTAAAGGAATTTGGCACCCCTCTTAAAAGATTAATTTGGAAATTTCGTTTGTTCGGGCGTTGCTTTTTCCCATATATAAAAACTCGTATTGCGTGGTTTGTGGATTGGGTATGATTTGTATATGTGGTTGCCCAAAAGAAAGACATTATAAGAGAAAATCTCATATGTGTTCAGAAAGAAGTTTTCTAAATGGCTCTGAATCGTGGCATTGTTGTTTATTTAAACAAGATAATCTTAAATCTTTAGAATACTTATATGATCAAAGAAAGGAGAACAAATGCTAGGACTTATTCTTGGAGCTATTGGAGGATACATTAGTTGCCAGTTAACTAATGACCACGATGTTCGTATTACTAATCATCATTATAGTTATGATGTTCCTTCTGAGTCTATACCTAAAAAATCATTATACATTGCTCCTTCTATAAGTTTGGAAACTCTCCGTAAAATAAGAACAAAATATCACCCACCATGTAAAGATTTTGGACCTCATTATTTTGGTGGATATACTGTTGATATTATCTATAATAGAGAAGCTAAGTGCAAATGGTGTTCCTATGAACCTTGGGCAGAATTTTTTAGAGAAGATACGGATCAACTTCTTTTAAATTTAGAATAGATACAGAAAGGAAGTAAAAAATGGCAAAAAATAAACAAGTAAAATTCTATAATACAAATCCACAAGTAAAAGCAAAATATTGGCCAAAATTTGCAGCTCTTATTGAAGGACAATTTAAATTTAATGGAGTAGAGAAATACAAATTACAAGGATTTGCGGATAGGGAAGCAACAGATATTATAAGTAGTGTATTTGGTGGGGAAAGGAAAGATCAATGGATTTTGGGCACCATTTTGAAATATCTGTTTAGATGGAACAACTTGCATAGAGAGAAAGATCTTTTAAAAATGACGACATATCTTTATCTGCTTTGGATCAAGCAGGGATTTCATTTACAATCAGGGCATGATACGGATACAAAGAGATGAACTGGTTTGAACGTTTTTTAAATGGAGTTACAATTGGTCTGATGATAGGCATTGCTATTTTTGTTATGTTACTTGCTTATCAGATTGCTATAGAAGCTGTTAGATTGGTACTAGGATTATGAAAATGAAAGGAAGAAATAAGTTATGGTCAAAAGTAAATATGGGTTATATTCCGTTTGTGCGTGTAATCATGAAAGTTCGTACCACAATAATTTGAAAAAGTGCTCTGCTACTGTTCCTGTAGGGCATGAAGGATAT